GAATTACTTGGATAGCTGAAACGCCTAAATATGCAAATGATTTCACTACAAATAGTTCTTTAGGAAGCGGAAATATATTGCCATTAAAAGCAAAAATGGGCAAAACTGCTGGATGGAAAGAATATGACCAACTTGGTCTTGATGAACTAACAGGCCGTGGTTATGAAAGTACATGGCTTCCAGAAAAAAATGCAGAATCTGTAGGGTTTGTTTTTAATCCAAATCAATTGCGTTCAACTAATGCAGCATTTGACCCATTTAGACGTAATGAAGCAGACATACTAGCTGGTGTTGCTCCATTAGCAGTAGGAAGTTTACTTGGATTAAATACTTATAATAATATGCAAGAAAAACCAAAGAAAGAAAAGAAGAAAAGTAAATAATTTTAACAACAGGGTGACCACCCATTATGGAGTCACATAAACATGACAGAAGAAAAAGCAACACAATTAGCAGCCGCTAGAGAGAAGGCAGCAGAAGCAAATATCGGCAATACTCACTCTAATAAAGTCAATAGGATAATGAACGATACTCTGAGGAGAGTTCTTATTCAAGATGAAGCATTAAGAGCAAGAACTATTACCGAAGCATTAGTAGCTAAAGCAGAAGATGGTGATGTATCAGCTATACGAGAAGTCTTTGATAGGATGGAAGGTAAAGCGGTTGCTAAGACAGAGTTAAGCGGCTCTGAAGGCAAAGATTTAGTTATTAACGTGGTAACAGGTATCAATGACCACGATTAGTACAGGCTACGAGCCTCGTGACCCACAGAATAAGATACACCGTGCAGTAAGAGATAACAGGTTTGTAGTATGCGTAGCGCATCGTAGGATGGGCAAGACAGTAGCAGCTATCAACCAACTCATACATAGTGCGTTACAGAACAAGAATACTAATCCTCGTTATGCGTATATAGCACCGACATATAGCCAGGCAAAGCGAGTAGCGTTTGATTACCTGATAGAGTTCACAAGACCATTAGGTGCGACAGTTAACATTGCTGAGTTACGTGTAGACTTCTTAGGAAGGCGCATTAGCTTATACGGTAGTGAGAATGGTGACAGCTTACGAGGCCAATACTTTGATGGCGTAGTGCTAGATGAGATTGGTGACCAAAACCCAAAGATATGGAATGAGATTATCCGACCAGCATTAGCAGACCGTAAAGGCTACTGCTTATTTATTGGTACACCAAAGGGTAATAATCATTTTAAAGACTTTCGTGATAGAGCAGAACAAGCCCCAGATGGATGGGCGCTGCTAGAGTTCAAGGCAAGCCAAACAGGTTTACTAGATGCACAAGAGTTAGCATCAGCCAAGAACGAGATGGGCGAAGACAAATACATTCAAGAGTTTGAGTGTAGCTTTGACAGCCCGGTAGAAGGCAGTTACTACGGCAAGCTAATGAACGAGGCAGAGGAATCTAATCGTGTTGGCATAGTGCCTAGAGATGATTTAAGTAAGACATTTACCGCATGGGATTTGGGTATGTCTGATAGCACATCTATTTGGGTGTGCCAAACAGTAGGTAAAGAAGTAAGGCTAGTGGATTACGTAGAGAACCACAGTCAATCGTTAGAGTGGTATGTGAACTGGCTACGTGATAACAAGTGGGATAAGGCCGTACACATATTACCGCATGACGTAGAAGTAAGAGAACTAGGAACTGGCAGGTCACGCAAAGAGATGTTGATGGAAGCAGGATTAGAGATAATCATTGCGCCTAAACTATCAGTTGCAGACGGTATACAAGCAGTAAGACGTTTATTGCCTAGGTGCTGGTTCAATAAAGAAACAACGAAACAAGGCATAGACTGTCTAAGAAACTACAGACGGGTGTATGATGAGAAGCGTAACGTATTCTTTGACACACCGCTACATGACTTTGCTTCACACGGCTCGGATGCTTTTAGATATTTAGCTGTTGGACTGAATGAACCTGACTCCTCATGGAATCAGCCGCTTAATGTAAATACAAAATGGGTTGTATAGGGTATAAATTATGGATGAATTAGAACTCAAGACGATTATCTCTACTGAGATTGATAACGCAATTGGTTATCTTGAAACAGAGACCGTGGATGACCGTGCTACGTCTATGAACTTTTACCTACGCCATCCTTATGGCAACGAGGTAGAAGGTAAATCATCAATCGTCACAGGAGAGGTTGCAGAAGCCGTAGACGGGGCATTACCTCAACTCATTCGTGTATTCACGTCTAGCGAGGATGCTGTGCGTTTTGAGGCTACTAAGGATGGTGGCGATGAGTTCGCTGACCAAGCATCTGATGTTGCTAACTGGGTATTCTACAAACAGAACGATGGCTTCCTAGTATTACACAACTGGTTCAAAGATGCTTTGATGCAAAAGGTTGGTATTGTTAAAGCATACTGGTCTGACGAGAAAGACATTACCAAAGAGAAATACGTTGGCTTGACTGATGATGAACTCACCATGCTAATGATGAATGAGGAATTTGAAATCATTGAGCAAGAAACCTTGACCGATATGCGTGAAGGTATGCCACCAGTTACTACTCACAATGTCAAGATTAAACGCACTAAAGACAAGTCCAAGATTGTTGTAGAGAACGTACCACCTGAAGAATTCTTAATTGACAAACGTGCTAGGACTATTGATGACGCACAGTTCGTAGCGCACCGTAAACGTATTGCTCGTGGCGAGTTGATTGCTATGGGTTACGACAAAGACGTTGTAATGAATATCCCAGTAGGTGACCGCTTAACATACAGCCCAGAGATATTGGCTCGTTACTCACAAGGCGAGATACCACAGGACATCGTTGACGTTGATGACGCAATGCAGGAAGTGGAAATCTTTGAGTGTTATATCAAAGTTGATATGAACAAGAGTGGTCTGCTTGAGTTACGCAGGGTTATGTATGCTAACAATACAATCCTTGATGACGAAGACTGTGATTACGTTCCGTTCCATTCTGTATGCCCGTTCCCGATTCCTCACAAATTCTATGGTCAATCACTAGCTGACCGCACAATGGACTTGCAACTAATCAAGTCTACTATCATGCGTCAAATGCTAGACAACCTATACTTAACTAACAACTATCGTGTGGGGGCCGTAGAAGGTCAGGTCAACATCGACGATTTGATTACAAGCACAGCAGGTGGTGTAGTACGCATTAAGAATCCAAACGCTATTGTTCCTATGACTGTTCAGTCTACTGCAAGCCAATCATTCCCAATGATGGAGTATTTGGATGGCGTACAAGCTAAACGTACCGGTGTAAGCGATTTGCAACAAGGTTTAGACCCAAACATATTACAGAACGTATCTGCTACAGCCGTGGCAGCCATGACGCAGCAATCAACTGGCAAACTAGAGTTAATAGCCCGTATCTTTGCTGAAACAGGTGTAAAATCATTATTTAAAGGTATCTTGCATTTAATGTGCAAATATCAGAATTCTGTGCAGACAGCACGTATTCACAATAGCTACGTACAGTTTGACCCACGTGAATGGGATACTGAGTACAACGTAACTATTAACGTAGGTTTGGGTAACGGTAATAGACAAGAGCAAATAGCCATGCTTCAAATGATTCTTGCCAAGCAAGAGCAAATCATTCAGCAATATGGGCCAACCAATCCGCTTGTTTCCGTTACTCAATACCGTAAAACACTTGGCCGCATGATAGAGATGGCTGGCTTCAAGGATACAACATCATTCTTAAATGAAGTCACACCTGAAGTTGAGGCTGGCATACAGCAACAAGCAGCACAGGCAGCACAAGGTCAATCAGACCCAACAGCTATGTTTGCTGAAGTAGAGAAGATGAAGGCTCAATTACAAGCGCAGACAGCACAAGCTAAGATGCAAGCAGAACAAGCTAAACAACAAGCACAGATACAACTAGCGTCAGAGAAGCTACAAAGTGACCGTGAACAAGCAATGGCTGACATTGCCATGAAGCAAGCAGAGTTAAGTATGTACGAAGAAAAGGCAGCGTTAGAGATTGAGATGCAACGTGTTAAGTTGATACAAGACGAAGCTATGGCTGACCGGAAACAATCACTAGAAGAACGCAAGCAAGTCGTAGCAGAGATAGAGATGGTGACTAAAAGCATGAACGACATAACAGACGTTGAGATGGCTAAAGCAGAGTTAGCTAATTTACTAGCGCAGTTGAGGGGATAATATGGCAACAGTAACTGGATTAAACGCTATGGGTAGTGGCAATACAGCTTCTATGTCTAGCATAGGTCAAAAGACTGCTGCTCAAGTTGCTGCTGATAAGCAAACTAAAGAAGTTAAAACAACTGTATTGGCCGCAACGGTAGTAGATGCAAAGCCTGCATCATTGCCTCCTGGTCAAGTAGTTAAGACAACTAATGACAAAGGCAAGGTTGAGTATTACGTTGGTACGGCTACTGGTGGCGTATCTAAACCTTTAACATCTGTAAGCAAAGCTGTTAGCACAGTAAACGATACGATTAAAACGGTAGAGAAAGTTATTGCTACTGAATTGCGTACATCTCAAAAGATTGAAACTGCTGAACTTACTCAACAATTAAAAGCTGCTGGCATACCTGCTAAAGAAGTTAAATCATTGGTTGCAGCAGAGAAAGCAGCCAACACAGCAGAACTAACACAGCTTAAAGGCTTATTAGGTGAAGCTGGCTTACAATATGCTACACGCAATCCTGTTACAAACGAGATTGTTGCTAGTCCAACACAATCTGCATCTCCTAAATCATTGCTTACATACAATGACCCAGTTATCGCACCGGTAGTGCAAAACAACATTAAGTCTGCCAACGATGCAGTTGCTGAGTTTAAACTTATGCACGGCATCACAGAGCCGTTTATACCTAGTGGCAATACAACTAAAGGCATTAACGAGTACGCTATCTATCAAGCATTGGATAACAACAGCATTGAAACAGTACGAGATGCTAATGGCAATGTAATTGATTATAAATTCTCACCACAAGTAGCTGCTGCAAAAGGTGACCAAAGCGGTCTAATGGATGCAACTGGTATGAGCAAGGCAAGCGCCCGTGCTTTAGGTCAAGTATTAAGCCCAAATACATTCTTAGGCGATACTGCCAATGTTACACAAAAAGACGGACAATACTTTGTTAATGCTAGTGACGGTACTGACCGTTATGGGACACAAAAACCTTTAGTAGACACAGGCGCAGTTGATGCACAAGGCAATAAGATATTTGCTGAGGTTGCTACAGATAACTCCAAGCGTAATCTTGTATCAGTAGTAAGTAATTATGTACAACAGCCTGATGGCACGTTTAAATACGGTGGCGTTCAAGACGTTAATTACACACATATAGAAGGCTTTAATCCAATCAAGTCATTAGCCATTGCAGGCCTATCTGGTGGGTTAGGCGCATTTGGTGCTGCTGCTTCAGGCTTATCAGGCATTGCCGCTAATACATTAGGCGGTACAATTGCTGGTGCTACTGGCGCTGGCTTATCAGGTAACAACATACTTAAAGGCGGATTATTAGGCGCATTAGGTGGCTTTAGTTTAGGTGAATTGCGTGCTGCGGCAGAAGCTGCTGGTGGTTACGACAATCTATTAAGCCAAGTTGGTGGCGGTGACTTCTCATCATTTACTGGAACAGTAGGCGTTCAGCCTCCAGTAGACTTAACAACTACTCCTGAACCTGTTGTTAGTGCTGCACCAAGTATGCCAGTTACAACACCTGCTGCCCCAGCTACACCGGTGACTACAACACCTGGTTTAGGTGCTGACATGACTTACAATACTAGCGCTGCTGGTCAAGGCATTAATTTAGGTTACGATGCAGCAGGCAATATAGTAGATGCTACAACTAAACTGCCATTTACTAACCAAGGTATAAACTTAGGTTATGACGCTGCTAGCAAAATAGTTGACATGGCTACAGGCTTACCATTCCAAGGTGAAGGCGTTAATTTAGTAAACTTTGACACAGGCAACTACGTACAACCATCAGCTAATACTGGCGGTCTACTAGATACAGTTAAAGATTTAGGAGTAGCTGCAGCCGACGCATTAGGAACAAAAGGTTTAGTAACATTAGGCGCTGCTGGTATTGGCGCTATAGACAACTTGCTAACACCAACACCTAAAGCACCGGTATACACATCACCTGAATTAAACCCAGCCTTGCTAGGCACTCCAGGCGTGACAGATTGGAATCAATACTACAACAATCTATTTAAACGCCAAGGTGTAGGCGCAGGCCAATTCTTAGGTTATGACATTATGAACAAGTTAGGCGACATACCACCAGAGTTAATGGGCTTACTAGGTACGTCAGCACAAGCATTACCAACACCAACAACAACTACGGCATAATATGAACAGAACACAAGAAGCACAGTTATTGTTAGGCAACGAGTTCTTTAAAACAGTATTTCAAGAGTTAGAGGAATTGCAACTATCTAGGTTTGCAAATTCCAATGAAGAAGATATAAATGGTCGTGAGTTAGCTTATGTAAAACTCGCTACCTTGAAAGAGATTAAATCGCATATAGAATCAATCGCAGCATCAAGCGAAATTCGTGATAAGCGATGGAAGATTTGGTAACTTTTTACCAAACGCAGTCAGGGCGAATCTGAATATAGGAAGTAAACAATGGAAAATACCATGACCCCAGCTACTGGGAATGGCACGGTGCAAGAAGCAGCAAGCCAATTTTTTGATATGATGGAAGAAGCTGAAAACCCAGAAGGGCAAAATGAAGCCGAACAAGAGTCAGACGAAATTGAGGAAGGCGAATCTGATGAGGAAGAACTAGAAGCCTCTGAAGAACTTGATAGTGAAGACGAAGATGAGGAACAGGAATCAGAACCTACTTACCGTATTAAGATGGCTGGTGAGGAACGTGAGATAACCCAACGTGAACTTATTAAGTTAGCACAGCAAGGAGCAGACTACACCAAGAAGTCGCAGCAAGTAAGTGAACAACGCAAAGCGTTAGAAGCTGAATCTGCAGCGATTAACGAGGCTAAACAGCTACGCAACGAATACGCACAACGATTAGAAGCAATGCAGCAAATGCTACAGGCTCAACAACCGGAAGATGATTTAGATTACCTTCAGGAAAATGACCCGATTGGCTACGCTGTTAAAGTTGCAGATATGACTAGGCGTGAAAAGCAAATGCAAGCTATTAATTACGAACGCCAACGCATTGCCCAACAGCAACAAGCGGAAGCATCGGAACATCAACGCAGGCAAATTGCTGCGGAAGCAGAAAAAGTCACAGAGTTAATTCCTGATTACTCAGACCCGAAGAAAGGTGCTGCATTACGGAATGAGTTACGTAGTTATGCTAAAAGCATTGGCTACACAGACGAGGAGATTGGCGCAGTATACGATGCACGTACTGTGAAAGCTCTATACGATGCAATGCAATACCAAAAGTTAGTTGAATCTAAACCAGGCGTATCAAAGAAAGTGCAACAAGCACCTAAGATGATTAAACCAGGCAATTCATCTACTAAAACAAGTACATCAGAATCGCAGAAGCGCCAATTCAACAAGTTGAAATCAACTGGCCGAGTTAAAGACGCTGCTGCACTATTTGAAAAATTTTTATAAAAGGAAGTAAAAATGGCAACCTATCAAACCTACACCGCTATTGGTCAGCGTGAAGACCTAATGGATGTTATCTATAACATCGCCCCAACAGAAACACCATTTATGTCATCTATTGGCAAAACATCTGCTACTGCTCGTTTACACGAATGGCAAACAGATACACTAGCTGCTGCTGTAACAACTAACGCTGCGATTGAGGGTGCAACTGCTTCATCTGCAACTATCACTCCTTCAGTACGTTTAGGCAACCGCGCACAGATTTCACAAAAAACCATTGCTATCTCTGGTACTTTGGAAACTGTAAACAAAGCTGGTCGTCGTTCAGAGAAAGCCTATCAATTGGCTAAAGCCTCTAGCGAACTAAAACGTGACATGGAAGCAACATTGTTGTCAAACAACGTAGCTGCTGATGGTAACGGTTCATCTACTGCTCGTACATTGGGCGGTTTACAAGCATGGTTAAGTTCTAACTACTCTGGTGGTACTTCTGGTACTGCTGGTTCATTAGGTACTACTGCTCGTGTAACAGGTACTGACCGTGCATTTACAGCTACATTGCTAAACAACGTAATGCAATCTGCATTTACTAACGGTGGTTCACCAACAATGTTGTTTGTAACACCAGCACAAAAAGTAGTTGCATCAACATTCACAGGTATCGCTACTCGTTACCGTGATGTTCCTTCTAACCAACAAGCACAAATCATCAACGCTGCTGATGTTTACGTATCTGACTTTGGTATCATCCAAATCGTACCAGACCGTTTCATTCCAAACAGCGACAACGATGACGTTGCTTTCTTGGTTGATACAGAGATGGCTTCAGTTGCTTACCTACGCCCATTCCAAACAAATGAATTGGCAATCACAGGCGATGCGACAAATACACAGTTGTTAGTTGAGTATACTTTACAAGTAAACAACGAAGCAGCGCACGGAATTATAGCTGACCTAACCTAGTAGAAAATAAACTCCCTGTGTTAACTCATGGGGAGTTTTATTGGAAACATAATGACAAACACACTATACGAAAATGGTAAGAAAACAGAATTTATTGACAACGGTGCAGATGTAGTTGTTAAGCAAACGCAAGACATTACTGGAATCATTGAGTTTAACAAAGCTCAATACAATGAAACGGATTCTAGGGCAAGGTGGAGTGACGATGCAGTAGGTAATAAGGTTGCATCTATACCGCTAACAGTATTTCAAGACCTTGAGAAAAAAGGCATCACTCGTGGCTTTACGATTATTGACCACAAGCGATTTAAAGAATTTTTGAACAATCCTGACAATCAAGTATTTAGAACCAGACCGGGAAGAATATAAATGGCATTTACAACATACGCACAGTTACAGTCTACGATTGCAGATTATCTTGCTCGTAGTGATTTAACAAGCCAAATACAGGACTTTATTTCACTAGCTGAAACAAGATTAAGCCGTGACTTGCGTATTCGTCAAATGCTGACATACACAACAATCACAATGACGGCTGACTCAGCCAACGTAACTATCCCTGCAGACTTCTTGTCTATACGGGATATTCACATTATTGGCTCACCAGTTTACGCATTGAAATATGAATCACCATCTAACTTGTTTAGAAACACAGATTCATTCGTTACCGCACTACCTAAGTTCTATACGACAGTAGGCGCACAATTCGTGTTCTCACCCATACCCGATTCAGCTTATGTATTGCAAATCCTTTACTATGCTAAACCACCAGTATTAAGCGATACCAATACTTCTAACGTATGGCTAACTAACTGTCCTGACGCATTGCTATACGCAGCACTAGCAGAAGCAGAACCTTACTTAATGAATGATGCACGTGTAGCTACATGGGCTGCATTGTACGACAGGTCTATTGCATCAGTCACATCAAGCGACGACAGTTCAGAGAACGCTGGTTCACCATTAGCAATCACAATAGCAGCGAGATAATATGGAAAGAATAAACCTAGGCGAATGGACACCAGACCAACCGGGCATATCCGGTAGTCTAACAACGGCAACTAACGTAGTTCCACAGCAAGTGGGCTATGGGCCATTCCCAGCAGCAGCAGTTTATTCTGCCGCAGCATCTGAGCCATTACATAGTTCTTTTGCTGGCATATACGGTAGCACCTTAGTGTTATTTGCTGGTGGCGCTACTAAGCTCTTTAAGTTTAACGACATAACTACAGCATTGGCTGACGTATCTAAATCAGGTGGCTACACATCTAACGCTGGCTGGGAGTTTTGTCAGTTTGGTAATGTTGTGATTGGTGCTAACGATGAAGACAAATTACAAGCATGGAATTTAACATCATCTACTGCATTTGCTGACTTATCCGCAAGCGCACCAATAGCCAAGTTTGTTACAGTTGTGCGTGACTTTGTTGTTGCAGCTAACATTGGTTCTGGTACTAATCCAAGTAAAGTGCAATGGTCTGACCTAAACGATGAAACAGACTGGGTATCAGGCGCAACTAGCCAAGCAGACTTTCAAGAGATGTCTGACGGTGGCAACATTACTGGTTTAACTGGTGGTGAGTTTGGTTTAGTGTTGATGGAACGTGCGATTGCTCGTATGACCTACTCAGGTTCACCATACTTCTTCCAATTTGACATTATTTCTCGTGGATTAGGTTGTATTGAACCAGGCTCTGTAGCACAATATGGTCAAACTACATTCTTCCTATCTGATAACGGCTTTTATTCATGTAATGGTCAGACATTAGAGCCAATTGGTGCTGAAAAAGTAGACCGATTCTTCCTAACTGACGCAGACCAAACAGCTTTAAGCCAAATGAGTGCTACTATTGACCCATTACGCAAGTTAGTTATATGGGAGTACCGTGATAACAATCAAAATAGCTCATTATTGATATATAATTGGCAGGTAAAACGCTGGTCTTATGCAGTAACAGACGCAGATTACTTATCCACAGCCACAACACCAGGCTTAACGCTAGACGCATTAGACATATTTGGTACTGTAGACAGCATTACTACTTCATTTGACTCGCGTGTGTGGGTTGGTGGTAAGGCTACATTGGCTGGCATACGTGGTAATGCAATTATTACCTTCTCTGGTGACAATACTGGCGCAGAAATTGCTACAGGTGACATAGAATTATCACAAAATTCTGTTGTTACCGTGATTAAACCAATAGTTAACCAAGGTTCATGCAACGCACAGATAGCTTCACGCAGAAGTCTTAACGATGACGTTAATTATAGTGCTACTAGCGTACAAAATGCAGACGGTCGTTGTCCAGTAAGGTCAGCAGGTCGCTTTCACCGCATTAAACTATTGCCTACAGGTGATTGGACAGCAGCAGTTAGCATGGACATAGAAGCAGCAACACAGGGCGGCAGATAATGGTTCAATTCGTTACATTACCACAGCAAGGCGGTGACCAACGGCAAGTAGCCGAAGTGGTACGTGGTATAATGGTGGAAAGACCAATAACACAGGTACGATAGAACTAGCCACAGGTGGTGCAAGCACTACTACGCTGTATAACGAACGCATTGGCTACGATTCTGTCATATTGCTTACACCAACGTCAGCAGCATCATCTAACATAGCATTACCTTATGGTGCATGGCAAGATAGCACAGACCAAGTAGCAACAAGCATTACTACAGCTTATCCAATAACGCTAGATACGGTTGATTATGAGAATGGCGTAACATTAGTTAGCGGTTCTCAACTAAAAGCTATTTATGCAGGATTGTATAACTTACAATTTAGCATACAAATATCCAATATGGACAATGCTACGCAAGACGTAGATATTTGGTTTCGTAAAAATGGCGTAGATATACCAAAATCAAATAGTTCATTTGGTCAAAAAAAAAAAAAAAATGCAACTGACCCGTATCATGTTATCGCTGCATTAAACTTTTTTGTAGACTTAGCAAAAGATGATTACGTGCAAATTATGTGGCGTACATCTAACGTGTTAGTAACACTTAATGCTATACCAGCACAAACTAGTCCAACAAGACCAACTACTCCTAGTGCGATAGTAACTATGCAATATGTATCAACAGATGGATATACAAGTAATATATTCGTTTCACCATACATAAGCAGTCAGACACGAGGTAGTGCCGTAATTACGCATCCTGCTAACTCAACTGCTGGATTAACTTATAAATACATTATTGTTGGCTAAATGAACATTAAATACATACCGCCAAACGAATTAAGAGAATGGTGGGGATTTGCAAAAGAAGGCTTACAGGCTGTTTTAAATAAATCGCCTGAGGATTACATCCAAGAAGAAGTTTTCGTGGCTCTATGGCTTCAGAAATCAATGCTATGGGTGTTCCTAGATGGTGAAAAGCCAGCAGGTTTTACTGTACTAACACCAGAAGGTGATAATTTGTTTGTTTGGGCAGTATGGGGCAAAGAGCCGCAAAGTGCAGAAGTTGTAGCGGAGTGCTTTGAGATTATTAAAGGTATAGCCAAGCAGGGAAACGCAAAGAGTATTACGTTTGGTTCTCATCGTCTTGGATGGGATAAATTAGCAAGAAAATTAGGGTTTACACCTAGACAATGGGAATTAAGATTAGAGGATTAAGATTATGAGTTCAAAACCACAAAATGTCACACAAGTACAATCAATTGACCCAATGCTACAACCTTATGTAACAAAAGGTTTAGATATTGCAAGTGGATTATATAACCAAGCAACTGCACGAGATGCACAAGGCAACTTAATTCAGCCTGCTTACTATCCAGGTCAAACGTACGTTGGAGCATCAGAACCAACGCAAGCAGCTTTACTAGCGTTAAAGAATCGTGCTACACAAGGCAACATACTTAACCCTGCCGCACAACAACAACAATTAGGCACAATAGGTGGGCAATACCTAGCTGGCAATCCATTTTTTAGCGGTGCATTTAAAGGTGCAGCAGAACAAGCTACTAACGCTTACAATCAATCTGTAAACCAAGCATTGTCTAACGCATCACAAGCAGGTCGTTTAGGCTCTGGTGCAATGAATACCGCATTAGGTGGTGCAGGTCAAACACTTGCTAACTCATTGTCTAATACTGCTGGTCAATTAGCTTACCAAAACTATGCTACAGAACGTGGTCTACAAAATGCAGCAGCACAAAACGCACCATCATTAGCCGCTACAGATTACGCAGACATTAATCAGTTGATGCAAGCAGGTCAAGGCTATGAAGGTTACTCACAGTTAGCATTGCAAGATGCGTTGAACAGATATAATGCCACACAAAATGCACCGCAAACTGCTTTGGCTCAATATATGGGTTATGTGACTGGTGCGCCACAAGGTTCACAAACTACATCGCAAGTATATAAGAATCAATTAGCACCATACATTGGCGCTGCTGGTACGCTTGCTGGTCTTTTAGGTTAGGAGTTAAGTATGGCAATTTCAGATTTCTTTAGCGGTGGCAATACTCCTGATTACTTATCAGGCTTACTTGACGATGAACAACTACAAAAACTTAAAGCAAATGCACAGCGTAATGCTATGTTGCAGTTTGGCTTATCAGCATTAGCGCAAGGTGGTTACTCACAAACTCCAGTAGGCATTGGAGAAATACTAGGCAAAGCTGGGATGGCTGGTATGCAAGGGTATCAACAAGGCGTACAAAGTGGTATAGAAGGCATTGGTACTCGTGCTAAATTAGAAGAATTGCAACGTAAAAAACAAGATGAAGCAAAACGTCAAGCCTATATGCAACAATACGCCGCCACATTACCTGCAGAACAACAAGCAGCAATACAAGCAATGCCTGAATTAGGTGCTGAATTAGCTAAAAATCAATTCATGCCTAGAAAACCTGTATTTGAAAAAGTTGGCAATCAATTATTAGATGTAACG